CCGTTACAACTGCTGCTGTTGCCTCCTCAATATTCCGCACAATAAATGCTGGAGCTTTCACGTTTTTGAAAAATCTTTTCTGACTATCCTCCAGCTTTCCCTTCTTGGTTTTCACTTCCAGCAAAACCCATAACCCACGAAACTCCACCAATAAATCGACCGGCTTATCAACGTCGTAGACGGTGCATCCGATCTTCTCGAGCGCGGTAATAATCTCCGCTTGATTGGCATCGGGTGTACCTGTCTGACGAGCAAATCTATTGGGCATCTCTAATCCTTTGTTCCCATTCCTCAACGTCACTCAAATTGTAACGAATCATCCGTGGCCCGAGCCGTAACCAAGCCGGACCATACCCACTTTGTCGCCACCGATAGATGGTTTGTTTGGCGACACCCAAGTAATCGGCAAGCTGTTCACTCGTAAGGGTGTCTGTGGTCATTTCGCAACAGTACCACTTAACAACTTCTGATACCATTCATAGTCATAGAGGACCAAGCGATGTATGACAGACGTATGAGCATCGGAGCGAGCGATGCAGTTCACATTCAGGCAGGCCAATGGGCCGAGCTGTGGGACAGGAAGCAGTCCCGAGACGAGCCTGACTTCGGCCTCCCGGCTGAAATAGGAAAAGTTCTGGAACCATTCAACCTTGAGCTGTTCGTCCGTGAGACAGGCTTAGATTTGACCATAGATCCAGACTGGTCCATCACACCGTATGAATCTCCGGACGCCACCTGGTGCAAGTTCCTACCTGACGCGCTGATCTTTGAGCACGACCATGACGGACGATTGATTCCGGTCGAAGCCAAGTGCATCAATATGTGGTGGAAGCCAGCCAATCTACTCCGCAAGTACATGCCCCAGTTGCAACACGCGATGCGGGTAATGGGCTCACCCTATTGTTACTTCTCGGTGCTGTATCTCAACACCACATACGAGGTGACGAAGATCATGTACGACCCACCGTATGACGATGCGCTGTTTGAGAAAGAAAAATTATTTTACTGGTTCCTCGAGTCAGGCACGCGACCGCCGGAGAAGAAGGGGAGGGCATGGGTATGAAGCCAAGCGTTAAGCGAGAACACTGCGCACGACTATGGCACCTGCTTTCAGATGGTCAGTGGCACAAGGGCAGGGACATCAACATGAATCACCGGATGATCCGGGCAGTATGCCAAGAGAAACCGAACCACTTCTTGTCATCGCAGCAAGGGTACAAGTTAGTTAAGGCGGCGACCGACGAGGAGATTGATATAGCAATAGCAGACCTGCGATCAAGGATGAAACATCTTGACCATCGGGCGAGCGGGCTAGAGCTGGCGTTGCAACAACGTCATAACCAAGAGCTGAACTTAGAGGGACGACAATGACAACAAAGAAAGAAGATGTAGTAGATAACATGGCGGTATGGGATGCGGTCAGCAAGACCGACGTTGACCATACCAAGCACGTCGATCAACGAGGTGGATTCACAGCGATCGACGCGCACTCTCAGATCATGGTGGCAACACAACAGTTCGGACCAATCGGTCAAGGGTGGGGCTACGAGAATAAGTACGGCGAAGTCCACCTCGAGAGCGGGAAGGTGCTGGTCTGGTGTGACGTCACATTGTGGTGGAACAAGGAAGGACCGGAGTGGGAAGGCAACCGCGGCCGGATCGTACGCAACGAGTATGGCCCGGTACGTGGCGGCGCCATGTTGGTCAACGATGTGAAGCGCAAGCCTGACACTGATGCGTACAAGAAGGCATCGACCGACGGCCTGACCAAGTTGCTGTCACATCTAGGCTTCAACGCAGATGTATTCCTCGGACTGTTCGACGATAACAAGTACGTCGAGGGACTGAAGAAGGAAAAGGATGCGGAGCAGGATGCGTCGCAACAACTGTACGCCCAGGAACGTCAAGGTTTCATCGACAAGATTCAAGCGTGCAAAAACAGCAATGGCATGGATGCAGTACTGGCAGATTACAAGATGTGGATCGACAGGCTCCCCGCAGGTACAGCAGTTGAATTGCGGGGTTGGGTAACGAAGCAGAAGACGGAGATAGGAAAAGATGGATCTAAATAAAGCAGTTCTCATGGGGAACGTGGGCAAAGAACCGACGTACCACACCATGAAAAGCGGTGAGCTGTGTAAGTTCTCGATTGCAACCAAGAGAGTTTGGCGCAACAAGGACAGCGGGGAACGGATGGAGGATACGAGCTGGCACAACATCGTGATCTTCAACCCGCACCTGGTCGAGAAAGTTTGCCGGGTATTTATACAGAAGGGAACGCGTGTATATCTGGAAGGAGAGATCAAGACACGCAGCTACGAGAAGGACGGTGAAACGAAATGGATCACCGAGATCATTATCCCGCAAGTGAAAGGCGAGCTGATCGTCATAGCCAAAGGGAAAGGTTGGGACACCAACGAGACACCGGGGAGCGAGCGACGCGGTGGCGGAGGTGGACCACAACACGCAGGAGCAGCAGCTCGACGCGCAACAGGCGGCGGGCCGGATGACTTCGACGACGACATACCATTCTAGAAAGGACTAAGAGATGAAGCGAAAAACAATCGGAAAATTTTTACGCCGTAAGTTCAACGAGTTCCTTGACTCGATCGACGATCCTGTCGTGAGGCGAGAGATCAAACAGAACTCAATGATTACGGGAGGCAGCATCACATCGCTGTTCTTCCATGAGGACGTCAACGATTACGATGTCTACTTCACGGATCATAAGACCTGCAAGCTGGCCGCGGAATACTTCGTCGATCAGTTCAACCGCAGCGCAAAGCGAGCCGATGCGTCAGTGGTCGTGGGTAAGGGCACAGAGGGAGATGGATTCTACAAGCCCAAGTACGAGCACGACAGGATCTCGATCCACATACCGAGCGACGGAGTAGCCGGAGATCCACAAGCAGGCATGGCCGGCGAGCAGTTGGGTGACACAGTGGAGGAGTTCGAGCAGATCGAGGAGGAGGAAGATCGCAAGGGATACGAGCCTGTGTTCCTGAGCCAGAACGCAATCACATTACGCGGAAGGGTTCAGCTCATCATCCGATTCTGTGGTACGCCCGAGCAGATCCACACCAACTACGACTTCGCTCACTGCACGAACTACTGGCTGAGCAAGGACGCGAAGGTGTACCTCAACGAGCTGGCACTCGAGTCGATGCTGACGAAGGAGCTTGTGTACATCGGATCGAAGTACCCGGTCTGTTCACTCATCCGTACCCGCAAATTTATCAAGAGAGGTTTCAGTATCACAGCGGGTACATACCTGAAGATGATCCTTCAATGCAACGAACTGGATCTGTTCGACATTGATGTACTCGAGGATCAACTGACCGGAGTGGACTCAGCCTACTTCATGCAGGTAATCGCAGCAGTCCGAAGCGACAACCCGGAGAAGCTGAACTCAGCCTACCTGGTCGAGATCATCGACCGAATCTTTTAGGTGTTCAGGTGTCCGGACCACCTTAAGCAGTACCGGGTTTCTTTATTTGGTGAGTATGGCGACGATCAAAACGGCTTCATGCTCATCAAGTCGAGAGGCTTGAAGGTTCTGTTTAGCAGCGGTGAAGGATGGGAACACGTATCAGTATCAAGACGCTCTCGCGTACCTGACTACTGGGATATGTGTTTCATCAAAGAGAACTTCTGGTCGGATGATGAGTGTGTAATGCAGCTACACGTTCCGAAAGAAGATCACGTTAATTGCCACCCGTATTGCCTGCACTTGTGGCGCCCAATCAACCAAGAAATACCACGACCCCCAACCCTGCTGGTTGGACCAACCTAGAAAGGAAAGCAAATGACTCAGATAACTCTGAAGATTGACGACCTCAAGCCGTCGCCTTCCAACGTGCGAACTCAGCACACAAGGAAGGATGTAGTAATGATGGCCGACAGCATCAGGATGCGAGGACTTATCAATCCTCCATCGGTTGCAAAGAACGGCGACGGACGGTACGAAGTAATCGCTGGTCTGCTCAGGTACAAGGGTGCGATCGCGACCGGGCTCGACGAGCTGGTCTGCGATGATGTCTCACACCTGACCGAAGTGGAACGGATTGACATATCGTTCTCGGAGAATCAGCACCGACGAAGCATGACCGAGATGCAGGAGTACCTTGCATACAGCAAGCTATTCAAGGCTGGCATGTCGGTCGACGAGATCGGTGAGCGGTTCGGTAACACGCAGCGCGGGGTGCAACAACGCCTTGCGATCGGTGGCTTGCCCAAGAAGATCCTCGAGCTGTATGACAACGAGGACATAGGTGGCCGCACGCTCCAAGCTCTCGCCCTGGCAGCAGCAAAGGACGTGACAAGGTACGGCAAGCTGAAGCCGAAGGATCGCCCGAGAGATTGGGACATCGAGAGTTGGCTTGACGGTGACGGCGGCAGGTACTTGGCGACACACGCGCTGTTCGACCTCGAGGTATACAAGGGGCCGAAGCTCACTGACCTGTTCAACGAGGATGAAGTC